ACACGACGCTGTGGCTCACGCGCGACACGGCGTCGCTTTCCATGTCGACGCACATCCGCGGAATCGCGTACTGGCCGACGAGACTGTCGAACGGCGCGCTGCAACAACTGGTGACGGGGTGACCCAATGGACTACTACCTGAAAGCATCAAGCGGATCGGACATCGCTCGTTCACTCGTGAACGCCGGACTCGCGTCGTCCGCGTCGTCGACTCCGACGATTGAGTCGATCCGTCCGGTTCCAGGCGTGAACGTTGACGCAATCGGTCAGATAGCGACGTTCGATCAGCAAGGCGGCGCAATCGTCGTCGACGGTTTCCACGCGAATATGCGTCTCGACTTTGAACTCACGGACGAGCAACGCGCGGCGTTGCCGATCATTCCAGCACCGCTCACGCCGTACAGGACGTGGGCCTGAAAGGAAAACCCGATGCTTTTTCTTGCAACCTTTGAGTCGCTTCTCGGTTCGGTTTGGGCGTGCGCCGCTTGCGGCCTCGCTGGCCTCGTGTTCGGTTGGCTCGTGCCGCCGTCGGCGCTCGCTCGCCTTTTCGGTCGCAACCGCTGAATGATGACCGCAACGGTCAAAGAGGCGAAGGGCGGATTCTTTGACCGCGCGGCGGTTCAGGCCGCCGTCGGCAAGGCAAACGCGGCCGCGCTGCGTCGAGCTGCGTCGACGGTGCGCGTCATCGCCACGCGGTCGATGCGATACCGGAAAAACAAATCCGGCATGAAGGGCGCTCCCCCAGGGTCGCCGCCGTACGCGCGGACTGGCAAGGGGCCGCGCTCGTCGCTCGTTCGCAAACTGACCTTCGCCTACTTTGACACGTCGACGAAGTCCGCCGTCATCGGCCCGGTCAAAATCAACGGCTCGACGATGGCTCCGAACATCCTCGAGTTCGGCGGCAACGCGCCCGCGAAGGATCGACGAACCGTCCGCAAGTTGAACGACGGCGGCGAGATTCGCGTCTCATCCGGCCGCGTCGGCGGACCAGGTCGGGCCGCTGGTGGTCGATTCCGCTCGCGTGGCAAGACGACCAAGCAGGCGACGACGTCGCGCGGAACAAAGGTGTGGGTGACGTACGCGAAACTCACCTCGCAGGCGAAGGTCGACCGCGCAAACGAGATAAACGACGACCTGTACCGACCGACTCAACCGGGAATGAAAATGTTCCCGCGTCCATTCATGGCCCCGGCGCTCAAGACCGCGACGCCGCGGTTGCCGAACGAGTGGGCAAACAGCGTGAGGAGCAACTAACCAATGGCTGGCGCGAGCAACGTCCGAGCAGGTGGCGCATACGTCGAACTCAACGTCCGCGACAATTTGAGCGCGTCGCTCGCAAAGGCGAAGGCGCAGCTCGAGGCGTTCGGCAAGGGCGCGAAGGAACTCGGGTCGTCTGTCATGGACTCCGGGAAGATGGTGATCGGATTCGGCGCGGCGATCATTGGCGGCCTGGGCGCGGCGGCGATGACGTTCGCGCACATCGGGTCGGAACTCAAGGATATGTCCGACCGCACTGGCGTTTCGGTCGAGGCGCTGTCCGAGTTGCAATTCGTGTTCGCGCAGACTGGCGTCTCGGCCGAGGACCTCGAGACGTCGTTCAAGAAAATGTCGAAGTTCATCGTGAGCGCCGCCCAGGGTTCGCAGGGCGCGACGGACCTCATCACCAGGCTCGGCCTGTCGCTGTCCGACTTGGCGTCCGCGTCGCCCGAGCGACAGATGGAAATGATCGCGGACGCCGTCGCGAAGATTCAGAACCCGTCGGAGCGCGCCGCGGTCGCGTTGGAACTGTTCGGAAAGAGCGGAACCAAAATGCTTCCGGTCCTCCAGCAAGGCGGCGACGCCATGCGCCGGATGCGCGAAGAAGCGGGCGCGATGGGCCTCACCGTTTCGACGGACGCGGCCAACGCCGCCGACGTGCTCGACGACTCGGTTGGCGCATTGTTCGCGACGTTGCGAAAACTGGCGTTCGAGATTGGAGCGGCCGTCGCCCCGATGCTGACCGATTTCGTGAACTACGTTCGCGGCGCGGTGAGCGCGGTCACGACGTGGGTCATGGCGAATCAGGAATTCATCCGCTACGCCGTGGGCATCGGGGCCGCGATCCTCGGCGCTGGCGCGGCGATGGTCACGCTCGGCGCGGTCATCTACGGCGTCGGGTCCGCAATTTCAACGGTCCTAGCGATCGGGAGCGGCTTGTATTCATTCTTCAGCGGCCTTGTGGCATTTATGGGCGCGGTCGGCAACGCGGCAATCGCAATGTGGGGAGCGATCCTGTCGCCGACGGCCATCGTCGTCGGCGCGCTCGCCGTCGTCATCGGCGCGTTCCTGTACTTCTCCGGAACGATCGACGCGCTCGTCGCACAGTTCAGCGAGACGTTCGGCGCGATTTCCGGCATCGTGACCGAGACGTTCGCGGGCATCCGCGACGCGCTCGCGTCCGGCGACCTGGTGGCGGCTGGTCAGGTGGCGATGGCCGGACTCCGCGCGCTGATTCAAGCGGCGTGGACGGGCATCCTGAAACTGTGGTACGGGGCCGTTTACTCGCTCGCCGAGGCGTGGGAGGTCATCGCATCCACCGCGGGCGAGGTGTTCGACAGGATCGTGACGACCATCACGAACGCGTTCAACGAGGCGGTCAACTTCGTGGCGAAGAAGATCGTCGAGTTGTCGCGCTTCCTTGGCGTGGACGAAATCGTCCTCGGCGTGAAGGTCGACGACGCCATGATGCAGGAAATGTTCCGCGGCATGGATCGCGACACGAAGGCGCTACAGGCCGCGCGAAACTCGGAACTGGAGGCCCGATCGCAGACCCGCGAGCGCGAACTCCGAGACAAAATCGGCGCGCTCGAAGCGGCCTACGGCCAGGACACCGACGCCGCGCAGAAAGAACTTGACGCGGCGCGTCGCGAGCTGCAAAGCATCAAGGACGACCAGGCGAAGCGCCGAGCCGAAAAGGCGGACACGGTCGCTAAACCGAAGGGCGTTCCGGAGTTTGCTATCCCCTCGATTGACACGTCCGGCGCGTCGAAGGCATCCGAGAAACTCGCGAGCCGCGGCGGATTCAACGCCGCCGCCCTGGCGGGCCTGCTGTCAAACGAGGACATTCAGTCGCGCATTGCGACGTCGACCAAGCAGACCGCGGAGAACACCCGACGACTCGTCGAGTCTGCCCGTAACGGCGGCGCGTCGTTCGTCTAATTAGGAGAAGCAAATGCCCGCAACCGTGACGGTTACTCAAATCCTTGAGGGAGAACAGGCGACGCTCGGAGACAACCCGACAGTCGCGCGACGCTATTACGTCACCGGGGCGACCGACCAGGCGAACGCCCTGTCCGCCTGCGATTCGGTGGCGACGGCCACGCTCTCGTTCGCTGGTCGCACGCTGTATCGACTCTCGCGTTCGGTTGAGAACGTCGGCCACGAGAACTACCAAGTGTCGGTTCAGTACGGGAACAACCCGCAGTCGTCCGACGCGTCCGCGGGAGGCCCGCCACCGAACACCTACGAGTTCAACACGTCCGGCTCGACCGAGACAATGTTCGTTTCGATGCAAACGAAGCAGTCGGTCGGCGCGACCGGAATCACGCCGCCGACGTTTGCGAACGCGATCAACGTCACGAGCGACGGCGCGCAAGGCGTGCAGCGAACGGTTCCGTCGTACAACTTCACCGAAACGCGCTACTACACAAGCGCGAGCGTGACGTCAGGATTCAAGGCAAGCCTGTTCAGCTGCACGGGCAAGGTCAACAGCGCGGCGTGGAACGGATTCAACGCGGGCGAGGTTCTCTTCCTGGGCGCGCGCGGATCGTTTCAGGCGAGCGGCTACTGGGAGATTCAGTTCAACTTCGCCGCCCTGCCGAACATCACGTCGGCGACGATCGGTCCGTTCTCCGGCATCAATAAGGACGGCTGGGACTACCTGTGGTTCCTGTACGACAACACCGAGGACAGCAGCGCGGGACGCGTGGTGAAGCGTCCGATCGCGTGCTACGTCGAAAAAATCTACGACCGCGTCGCGTTCTACTCGCTGCTCGGATTCTGAAATGCCCACCAACGCATACGACCCAGTCAAGGCAGGCGACGCGCTCAAGATTCACGCCGAGGCGTGGAACACGATGCTGTCGATGGCTCGAGAGCGTCGGGCGCTCAACGTCGAGAACCAGTCGGACGGCGAATGGAAATCGGCGCAACCCGTCACGGTCCTGGTGAAGAACACGACCGCGTCGACCATCGCGCGCTTCGGGGTGATTCAATTCTCCGACCCGACATTCGATCCGACTGGTGGTGGGAGTCAGGCCGACTTCGTCGACCGCGTCGTTCTGAACGGCATCGCTCCAAACGCCTCGCTCGGATTTGGTCGTTTCGGCATTGCGACGCAGCAGATCAAGGCCGGGAAGATTGGGACCGCGATCGTCGACGGGATCGTCGGAATAAAGATTGACGTGGCCGACGCGCTGCACATGAGCGCAGAGGCTCCAGTCGGATCGTCCGGCCTACTCAAGACCACCTACGCCGGGTCGGTCGAGATCATTTGGAAGGCGTCCGGGACCGGGGAGAAGTTCGCCGTCGTGCGCATGGGGCGACACGTTCACATGATGCCGTTCCTCGCGAAGATCACCGCGAGTTACGAGGTGGGGACTAGGCGGTGGAAATACGATTGGCGCGAAGTTGGACTGACCGCGGACGGCGATTTTCCGCAAACGACGAGCTCGATTCAGTCCGGCGGCTCTGATACCGCAAAAGTGTTGCAAGCGTTCAACACGGTGGAATGGGTCCAGCATGAGGATTCGGACATGATCGGCCCAGGCATCACAGCCTCGACGCTTCCGAGCGGGTTCGACGCCGTTCCGATTGCGAACAACACGGTGGTCATTATGCACCGCGTTTGGATGGGGACGCACTTTGGGTACGCGTTCACGTGTCCGAACGCAATCGACGGATCGTGCGGCGCGTCGTTTACGGGTGGAGGTGGCGGAGGGGGCGGCAGCGGACCAGTTCTCGAGGGATAACGACGCATGAGCATCCATCGTTCATGTTGTTGCGGAGGAACGTGCTGCTACGAAACGTTCTACGGGCAAGCTTTCTGCTTGTGCAACGTGGCGGAAGCCGATTGTGCCGCGCTCCTCGACTCGGGAGCCGTTACGCAATACAAGTGGACGAATGGCGAATGCAATTGCAAAAACGCTTCGTGCTGCTCGCTTGGGTTTCAGGAGCCGTTGTACCAATGCGTCGAGAACAAGGTGACGACGACGACGTACGACGGAACGTTTTACTGCGAAAACTTCAACCCGGGGTGCACGGCCGGAACGCAAACTCTCAAGGGAACAAAAATTGTCACAACCGGAACCGTGACGCTCAAGACCGCAGCGACCGCGTATTTGTGTGCGTCGTCAGGATTCACGGACACGAACACAGTCCTGAACGACGACCGGGCGTCCATCACGCTGACCGCGGTCGTCGTCGAAACCAAAACGCTACACGTTCACACGTGCGGGAATTGCAGCACGGGACCTGTGCTCGTCGGTCCTTACCTGTTTGATCGAGTGCAATGGTCCGGATATTGGTACGACGGCGGTCCGGCGGCGTATCGATGCGTTTGTTGCCCGCCTGGTGGCAACGCGTCCAACTGTTTCACGCCGTACGACAGCAGGCCGACCGGACCCTATTCGGGGACGTTTGGCTACTCGTGCGGAAACGTCGGCCTGTGCTGCACCTAACACCAAACCAAACATGACAACGCCAACACCACCATCGACCGTGCTTCCGAACAACCCGATGCTCGCCGACGAACTCGCGTCGGTCACCGAGACGCTGCTCGAGCGGCACGTCTCCGAGCTGGAACGCGACCCCGACGGATACGCGGCACGCGTCGCGGCGTACGTCGACCGACGGCGCAAGATAGAACTCGAAGTTGTCGACGCGTTCCGACACCTTGACGACGCGACCAGGCGTCCGCGACTTCCGTTCGAGTCCGCATGGAATCGCCTCAATCGACAGCACGCCGCGCTCCTCGCCGCTGGCAAACTCGACGAAGCGCGGACCGATGGGACCACCGCGTCGTCGCGCGTCGCGTCGTACCTGTCGGCCGAGGCGGCCCACGCGATGCAAGGTCCGGCGAGCCGCGAGGACATCGAAGCGCGAACCGCAATCTGCAACGGATGCGACGCCAGGTCCGAGACGATCGACGGAGCGCGCGACCCCGGCGGCCTCGGCTGGTGCACAAAATGCGGATGCGGTTCGGCCCCGCGCGCGGCGCTGTCCGTAAAACTCACGCTCGCGGGCGCGACCTGCCCCCTCGGGAAATGGGATCGGGTCAACGGGACCGGGGCGACGGTTACGTCGGTCGCCGAGGCGGTCGGCGGCGTTGCAGCGACGGTGGCGTCGGCTATTTGGCGCGCGGCGTCGGGTGAGGCGAAATGAGGGTTGCGGCGATTAGTTGTACTCATTCGCCGCATACGCCGCAGGCAACGCACCGCTGGCTTCTTGACACGCTCGAGGGCCTCAAGGGGGTGACGCATTTCGTGCACCTGGGCGACGTGTTCGAGGCGAGCGCCGCAAGCGTGCACCCTGACGAGGCGGCGCATTCGCTGCTTGACGAGTACCGCCACGCCGCCGCGTTCCTCGCCTCCATCCGATCTGTCCTTCCTACAAGGACACATTTCCACGCCATCATGGGAAACCACGACGACAACCTGAAGTCGCAGGACCCGCGCAGGATTCCGCGCGCGCTGCGGGCGGTTGCGGACTTCATGCACGCCGAGCCGTTCGCGGCGGAGGCGCGCCGCTGGCATTGGACGCCGTACGTGAAGGGCAAGCGCGGCTGCGTCGAGATCGGCCCGGTCGTCGCGACGCACGGGTTCGACGTCGGTCAGAACTCGGACGAACTCGAGGCGCTGCAATTTATGAACGCGACCGGGGGCGCGCCGCATCGCCTGTTCATCCGCGGCCACACTCACCGACCCGTACCGCCGACGCAATGCAGGCGCACGAAGTCCATTCCGCTCCCGTGGTGGTACGCAAACGCGGGGACGTGCGGACCGTTGGAACCCGGATGGATGAGCCGTCGCGACACATCGCAATGGGGGAGCGCGATCATCGTCGTCGACGTGCTCGAGCGCCAGCGCGTACGCGGCCGCGCCTGGGACGCGCGTCTGTTGGAGATGCAGCGATGAGCCGCGACGAGCTGCGCGTCAAGGTTTGCGGAAAAGCGTGGCGGATTCGATTTGTTCCGGCCCGCGCGATGGGACGCGACTGGGGGCGCTGCTACCTGCCGCCGGGTCGGTGCGGACTGATCGAGATTCGGCGTTCGCTTCGCGGGTTCAAGATGATGGACGTCATCGCCCACGAGGTACTACACGCCGCTCGCAACGAGTTGGACGAAAAGGCGGTCGAGGAAACGGCTGGTGCGATCGCTCGCGCGCTATGGAAACGCGGCTACCGCCTACGCGGCGAGTCCGCATAACCTGTAACCCGTTCGTGGTATTGCGGTTTGGGCCTCATTGCGGCACATTGTGCCCCGTTTTGGGGCTCCGCGGGTGCATACTAGAACAAGCGATTTGGCCATCGAAATCAACATTGTGCTGCACGGGTGCGACCTCGAATCGCGTACCGTCGCCCGGTGTCTCATGCCAATTCGGATTGCAAAACCATCCGGGGTTAGAAACGCGCGCGGGGAACCGACGGGCGACGCGATGCTCGACCAGGTCGACGCATGGGTCGCTTACTGCCGGACCGTCGACGGCCAATGCCGCGCGCACGCGGATACCGCGGGGCGCTGGGTGCGTCGGTGGCTCGAGTTCGTCGGCGACGACGCGCTGACGCCGGACGCCTGCGTTCGCTGGCTCTCCGAAATGTGCGGAGGCGTGCGCCTGTCACCGCAAACCGTCCGCAACCGAATGTCCTCGTGCCGCCGCTTCTGCGGGTGGCTGGTGGTGCAGGGCCTCGCCCCGGCAAACCCGTGGGCGTCGGTCCCAGCGCCTCGAGGTCGCGCGCGCCAGGGCGCGGACGCGTTCACCGACGCCGACGTCGACGCGCTGGTCACGCACGCCCGCAAACTCTCAACCGACCACGCGTCGCCGTTCGTGCGCCGCTGCGCGTTGAACCGCGCGCGCCTGTATCGATTCCTTCAAATGACGGGCCTCCGACGATCCGAGGCGCGCGGTCAGTTGTGGGGCGACGTGGACCTCGAGCGCGCGTCGATGGTGGTCACGGTCGACAAGGCGAAGCGCCAAGACGCGATCCCGCTGTCGGCCCCCGCTGTCGAGCTGCTGCGCGAAATCCGCGGAGAAACCGCCGCCACGCGAGCGGCCGCGAAGGGTAAGTTGTTTCAGACAATCGTCACGGACAAGGCGCTCGAGGCCGACTGCAACGCGTGCGGCATCGAGGGTCGAGGCAAGTGGCATCGGTTCCGCGTCGGGTTCGTTTCCGAATCCTTCGAGCGCGGAGTTCCCGCGGAACTCATCCAGCGGCTTGTTCGCCATCGCTCGGTTGACCAAACTCACCGCTACCTCCGGCATCGCGAGGGACGCCTGCGGGACGCCATCGAAACGCGCGGCGCGACACGGGGCGAAAAAAATTCTCAATTGTGCCGCGAGGACTCAAGACAAAACCTCGCGTCGGCCGATAGGGTGGATCGCGATTCACCCATGACCTACGGCGCACCACAGTTCACGAGCAGCGCGACGAGCCGCATCAACGCGGCGCCGATGGTCGAATCGTTCGATGCGTCTCGAGTATCTGCTCGCAGCAGCGATTCATCCTCACCCCGAAAAACGGAAACGGCCCGCGCGTCGCGCGAGCCGTCCCGGAGTCGGGGTGACAGGATTTGCACCCGCGCCCAGTCGCAGGTGGTTTCGCTGCTGATTCAATCCGCGCTCGCGCTTCTAGAACAGGCGCAGGCGCTCATGGATCAGGAGCACGACGACGATGGCACGCAAGGAAGCGCGGACTGACGAGCGACCGCTCGTTCGACTTGGGCAGGGCGATTACACGACGGACATCACCGAGCGAGACGCGGACCGGATTCCGGCGTCGCTGTACGCGGTAGCGGTCCTCATCATCGCGGCGTTCTGCTGGTCGGCGGCGCGCGCGAACACGAACCAACTCGGAACCAACTCGCGGGTCGGCCCGCTGACGTTGGGTGGTGGTCACCTGGGCGGCGGGTGGAG